GAAGGTTTCCGTGACAACGCAGACACCGACCCTTACGAAGCATCAACACCCGAAGCGGTCCTAGAATATGTGAAATCCACAACAGCAGTCCCTGCCTGATACCGACTCTGCCCTATATACAGGACAGAGTTTTTTTATGTAATGCCTAGAAATCAACTAACTAAGGATGATCTTAAAGTACATATTCTTAAGTTGAAGAAACAGGTTGACCACGATGAAGGATATCCTGGAGAAAAGGAAATAGCACATAAGTATCTCAATAAGGTGCTGGATAAAATCAATGAGTATAGGGTATAATAAATATAAAGTAATTAACCAAAACTTCCCTTGTTAGATTTTCCTGATTCCCCAAATCTAAATGACATATACCAGGCTTCTGGTAATCAGTGGATATGGAATGGATCTGTCTGGAAAAGAATACCTGATCCAGGTAGTCAGGGACTTCAGGGTCTTCAAGGCAATCAAGGCAACCAAGGACGCCAAGGTTTACAAGGTTTAAGTAATCAAGGTGCTCAAAATGCTCAAGGAACGCAAGGAAGTTCTGGTGGTGGAGGAGGAGGTTCTACCACGTTCGTTGGATTGACAGATACTCCTGCTAATTTTACTGGAAGTGCTAATAAATTCCTTGCTGTAAACTCCACTCCAGATGCTGTAGAATTTGTTGATGCTCCTAGTGGGTTAGAAAGTAGAGGAACTCTTTCTGGAACTACTGGAACTCTAACTTCAGGTTCTAGTGCAAACCTTACAATAACTGGATATAAAACATATGCCCTTCTTAAAGTAGAAATTGATAATCCTGCTTGGGTTACGATTTATACTGATACCTCTTCAAGAACAGCAGATGCATCAAGAACTTCAGACACTGATCCGATACCTGGTTCTGGTGTCATCGCTGAAGTTTACACTGAGACTGCTGGTAGTAGCACATTCTTAATGAGTCCTGGTGTTCTTGGGTGGAATAATGATGGTACACCTAGTACAAACATCTACCTAAAAGTTGAAAATACTGGTGCTGGTTCTGCAGCAATTACTGTTGACTTGACTGCAGTTAAATTGGAGGCATAATATGAGAGAATACATAGTAACTCTTCATAGTCGTGATGATCTTGATGGTTTCTATGAAGATATGGAAACCGAAGGTGGGAGTATAACCATTCCAGGTAGAAAGGTTCACTGCTGCTGTAGAAGAAACATCAGTCGTAATACTCACTACATGCTTACTGATGAGGAAGCATTAGAAGTTGCGAATGATCCTCGTGTTTTGGCGTGTGAATTAATACCCTCTGAGCGTGGTATTGAGGTTGGACCTTTATGGGAACAGACGGGAAATTTTGAAAAGAGTGCAACAATAGACAGTAATGACAAGAATTGGGGAATTTATAGGTGTATCAATGCAAGTCCTCTCACTAACTGGGGAACCAATGGAACATTTACTCAAACTACACAGACGGTAAGTACAACAAGTTCGGGAAGAAATGTTGATGTTGTAATAGTTGATGAGCATATTAATCCAAATCATCCAGAGTTTGCTGTGAATCCTGATGGGACAGGTGGTACTAGAGTTAATCAATATGATTGGTTTGTTCACAGCACTGAACTTGGATTATCGACAACTGGTTCATATGATTATACAAAACAATCTGTAGATGATAGTCATGGAACTCACGTTGCAGGAACTGCATGTGGAAATACTCAGGGGTGGGCAAGAGATGCAAATATTTTTAATATAGAATTTTCTTATACTGCATCAAATGCTCCAGCAGGAAATTGGTATCTATATTTGTTTGATTATATTAGAGCGTGGCATAATTCTAAGTCGATCAATCCTGATACTGGTAGAAGAAATCCAACAGTTACTAATCATAGTTGGGGATTTTCTTACAATGGAGATACATTTGGTGGTGCTGGGCAATCTTTATCTCTAATCACTCAGATAACTTATAGAGGAACATCTTCTTCCGTGACTGGAACTGATGCTCAGAAGAAAGTATATTTAGAAGCAAGAGGTATTCCAGTTCCTGGTTCATCATTTTTGTTTAGAGTTCCAGCAAGAGTTACTGCTCTTGATACTGATTTGGCAGATGCTATTAATGATGGTATAATTGTTATTTCATCTGCAGGAAACTCTTATTGGAATAACAATCTTCCATCTGGTTTGGATTATAATAATACATATACCTACAATGGAATTTCTGGTTATGAACCTATGAAAGGTGGATCCCCTGGTGCAGCTGCTGGATGTATATGTGTAGGATCTATTGGAACTAAAACTCAGGAATATAAATCTAATTTTAGTAATTTTGGTGAGAGGGTTGATATATGGGCACCAGGAACTAATATTATATCTGCTGTCTATGACAGCAATGCCGCATCAGAATTTAACATTACATTAGCGGATGACCCCAGAAATTCTACATATAAACTTGGTTCAATTAGTGGGACAAGTATGTCTGGTCCACAAGTTGCTGGAATTATTGCATGTCTTGCAGAACAAGAACCAAGACTATCACAGACTGATGCATTAAATTATCTTATTGAAGTATCAAAAACACAAGTTGGTGATACTGGTGGAACAACAACTACAGATTTTGAATCACTTGGAGATTCTAATAATAGATTTTCTTTTTATAGAAAAGAAAGACCAGAGACTGGAGTTCTTTCTCCTAAGATAAATTATAAAAGAAGAAGCAGTTCAGTTCGTTATCCTAGACCAAATAGTAGCGTATTCAAAAGATCATGAAGAAAAAACTTTTATCGCCAACAGAACTTAGAGAGTTTAGGACCCAGCAGGCTGAACAAAAAAAACTTCGGGCTGAGGAATTAGAAAGAAAGAATAGGAGATTATCTGCACCAAAAGAATTATTAGATCCGAAACCAGAACCTGTTATAGAGGAACCTGAGGTTGTAGAAGAACCTAAGGAACCTATTGAGATTCTTCGTGAAAGGATTGAGCAACTTGCCGCTCAAATTAAAGAACCAAAGTATTATGATGAGCAGATTGCTCAGTTAGAAGTTATTCTTGCATCTAAGATTGGATTTGATGAATTTAATCTGGCACCAATTGAAGAGAAAATACAAAGTCTCAAAGAGTCTGTTCCAGAACTTCCTGAGGTAAAGTATTATGATGATGAACTTCAGGAAGTACAGAGGCAATTAAATCAACTTGATATTCGTTATTATGAAACCGATATTGAAAGTCTTACCGAAAGAGTAGACCAACTTCAAATATCTGGGTCTGAGATATTCAAACAGCATGGTGAAAATCTCAAAGAGATAAAGAAAGCAATTCATCAAGTAATTGAAGACTTAGTAAAGGTTGACAGTAAAGAAATACCAGAGGCATTTGACCCTACGGATATTCATAATGATATTGCAGCAACTAAAGAAACTTTCTATGAGAGAGTTGCTGAACTTAAGAAAGAGATTGCTGAACTCCCAGAGGTTAAGTATTATGATAGAGAACTGAGAGATCTTAAGGAAAGAATCCAAATCGTAAAAGATTCGATTCCAGAAGTTCCCGAAGTTAAGTATTATGATGATGACTTAGAAAGTCTTTTGGGTCTGATTGAAGATGTGCGTGGAAATGTATCTCAACTTCCAGAGGTCAAGTATTATGAGAATGAGATTGCTCAATTAGAAGAAGCAATCAAGAACGTAGAGGATAGAATACCAACTGTTCCTGAGGTCAGATATTATGAAGATGATATTGAGGCACTTAGAGAAGAAATTAAGAATGTAGAGGGACAGATACCAGAAGTTCCAGAGATACCTGAAATCAAATATTATGATGATGATATTGATATACTATCTGAGGATATTGATAAGGTAAGAGATAGTCTTATTGATATCAAACTAGCAATTAGAGCAGTAGAGAAGTCTGTTGAGGTTGTAGAAGGTCGTGAGATACCAGAGGCATTTGACCCGACTGGTTTGCAGATTGAGATTGAGAAAGCTTTCAAGGAGATTGAGAAACTTAAGGAACAACCAGTATCTGTTAAAGAGGATAGCGACCCACTGACTCCTTTAGAGGATAAGTTTGTAACATTTGAAGACCTGGCAGATCACTACAGGACTTTTATTAACCGCATTCAGCAACAACTTTCATCTCTTGGTGGTGGCGGTGAAGTCAATCTTCGTTATCTTGATGATATTGATAGGTCTTCTATCTCTGATGGTAAGGTTCTGTCTTATGATGCTGCGACGAAGAAGTTTAAGTTTATCAGTCCTGGTGCCGCATCATCTCTGTGGAGCGAGCAGGGTGCTAATATCTACAGAAACTCTAATGTTGGTATTAATAATGCAAATCCAGAGGCAGCACTTGATGTTGTTGGTGATGTAAATGTAAGTGGTGTCATCACTGCAACATCATTTATTGGAGATTTGACTGGTGATTTGACTGGTAATGTAACTGGTAATGTAACTGGTAATGTAACTGGTAATATCAGTGGGACATTAACAGGAGAATTTGTTGGAAACCTTGATAAGACATTAGAATATTATGCATCTGGATCTCTTTCCACTATAACTACTCCTCAAGGAACTAAAACACTTTACTATGATAATGCTGGAATATTAACAGGTATTGTTGGAACAGGATCTTATGTTAGTAAAGAGTTTACATATGATGGAGATGGAAACTTGATTAATATAAATGTTTTATAGTATAATAAATATTGTAGATTTGTTTTTTATAAATGGCATTTGATCCTGTAGTTCAAAAATACATGTCCCATTTTTATGATGTTCATGGGACTCTACATATCACTGTTAAGCCAGAGCTTACAGTTGCACTTGGTTGGGCAAAACCCGATATGACGGGAGATAAAGAAGTATTGTTGGATTCTCTTCCCGTATGTCTGGACATTGATTATGGTAATGATGATTACGAGACGAATCTTGAGAGTGAGTTGGTAATTAAACTCCGTTCTAAAGCACAAGCAGAAAATGCCGCAGCAGCACAATCATCAGACGAATGACCATTGCTGTATCAATGGTAAACCAAAAAAGAAATCGGCCAAAAAAGTAGTTAGGAAAAAATAATGGCAGCACCAACTATTACTGCAAATTTGACACTGATTAATAATGCTGATACTACTACTACCAACTGGGATAAGTTTGGTGCTGGTGGTCAGGTAGGTGCTGATGCTGACGTTTACATTCAGGATAGTGGAGTCGCTGCTAATACTCAAAAGGCAGTTGTTACTACTGTCGGCACTGGAGAAGTTGGTCTTCAATATAATGGTGGAGATTCAACTTCTTTATGGACAGCACAAGACCACCTTTATGTTTGGGCAAACTATACTGCACCAGCAAAACTTCAAACAACTGCAAATGGTGGACAACGTATTTGTTTTGGTAATCAGGGCAATAACGTTGATTCTTTTTACGTTGGTGGTAGTGAAGCAGAATATATTGCTGGTGGTTGGAGATGTCTAGTTGCATCACCAAACCAAACAGTTCAGAACGGAAATATTGGAACACCATATACTTCATATGGTGCTGCTGGTCTTGGTGCTGCATCTGTTGGTAAAGATAACTTTTTGGTTGATGTTATTCGATATGGTAGAGGTCTTCAAATTACGGATGGTGGTGGTGGAGATATTGCTGGCACCATGAAATCCTTTACGGATGTGAATGATACCTTATCAAATCAGTATGGTGTAGCTAGAGGTGCTGGTGCTGGTGCTCAGATTCAAGGTGAGATTTTGATTGGACATGAAGATGCTACATCAACTCTCACTGAGTTTGTAGATTCAAACTATGCGGTCTTTAATCCAAATAAAAATCCACTATCAGGAAGTTCTCTTTATGCAACATTAGATACTTTTACTGGATTTAGAATTCTTGGATCTGGAACTATTGCAAACATCAGTAATTTCTCTTTCTCATCGGCAGATGAATATGACAAGGGATATTTAAGTTGCCAACCATCTTATCCATTTTCATATGCTTCTGGTGTTGTCCCAGGCAGTGTTGTTTTGGATGGATGTACATTTACCGATTGGGGGCAGACGCAAGTAAGTGCTGCTACGACAGTATCGAACTCTACTTGGATTTCATGTGAAGCAATTACGCTTAACTCTGGAATTATGGACCAGTGTACTGTTGAGACTGGTATTGGTGGTACTTATGTTTTTGCTGGTTCGACTCCAAATAATATTTCTAATACTTCATTTATTGGTAATGGAGATGCTGGTGGTCATGGAATAGAAGTCACTGCAGGTGGTTCTTATACTTTTAATGGTAATACGTTTGCAGATTTTGGTGGTACTAATACTGATGGTGCAGCAATTCACATTAGAGGTGATGGTATTAATGCCATTTTTAATATTAGTGGTGATGCAACCGCTTCTCCAACATATAAGTTGACTGGTGTTGGATCTACAGTTTCATTTGTTGCATCTGTTAATGTTAAT